AATTCAGCGTCAATAGCAGATTGACTTGGTAATCCAGTAGGTGTTGAAGGCTGTTTAGGTTGTTGCCCAATAGGTTTTGCTCCTAAATTAGAACCACGACCTGCGGCAATACCAATATCCCGTTCAGCTTGTTCCCTAGCAGCAGCTTTTTGAGCAATTTGATCGGGTTTGTCACCAAACACAGGAAAGAATGTGCGGTTATTTCGTACAACTTCAGGCTCAGTTGCAGCAGCACCCGTTTTGAAGCGCAGATAGGCTTCTGACCATTGATCTTGGGCTTGTTTATATTGCTGTGCAGCAACAGGAATTGCTATATTTGTTGCGCCACCTGCTAATTTAACAGCCGTTTGATTTCTAAATGATGTAGGGTCAAAACCTTGAGATTCTAATGTATTGACTGCGTTGTTTGCAGAAACCATTTGGCTTTGGAAAGCAGAAGCCTTACCTTGGGATTCTGTAAGTGGCTTGCCACCACCTGTAATTTGCTGACCACTTGCTCCAATAATTGGAGTTGTTCGACCAGTACGGGTATCAATTAAAAAAGTTCCATCTTCACTAACTTGTCCAGCAGTAGGCATTTGTGACTTAGGAATACTTTGCAATATTACCGTTGGGTTGTTAGGGTCACGCAATTCAATAGCAGTACCAGTATCAATTTGCAATGGCGCACGGGGTTTTCCAGCACCAGTAAATACAGGTTTCATTGTGACTGGATCAATTAAAGTATCTTCTACGCCTACTTTTATTGGGCCTTCTGTCAGTTTTCTTAATCCAGCGGCTTGCAATGCAGGGTTATATGCACTTGCAGCAAAGTCATAAGCACCTTGTACATTAGGTGCGCTCCGTACCATTTCTTGTGGAATTGGTTGACCAGTTTGGGTTGGCCCTGCTTGTTCAGGCGCAAGTTGTTCTCTACCCTGCATAAGGTTGCGGAACTCTTTTACTTCATCACCATAACGCTGACGCAATTTAGCGGCTAATTCTAATGCTTGTTTATCGCCCTTTTCAGACAATTTTTGACCCATATAGGTCTGAAATAAAGGGGCTAAATTTTGAAAAATGCTTGGGGCAACATAACGACCACTAACCATTTGGCTTTGTGGCATTTGTTGACCTTGTTGCATAAGCAACTGCGCCATTTGTTGCTGGCGGTTTAGTTGCTGCTGTTGCTCAAACAGTTCAGGGGGTAATGTTCCAATAGCCATATTAATATCCTGCCTGTTGGTATGCTGAATCCATGTAATTGGGCATAGGCTGGCTGTAATCTGTTACAGGCGCACTTGGGCTTTTTTTACGCAACATCATTGCCATAGCCATTGGATTCATTCCACCTTGACCAGTTTGACCAGCCGCTTGCGTTAGCCCCATGCCTTGTTGCATTGCCGCATTTTGATTGGCTTGTTGCATCCCAATGTTTTGAAAAACTGGATTTAGTCTAGCTAGTTCGTTAGGATCAACAGGCTGCATATAAGAGCCTACATTAGTGAAATAGTTGTTATCCATTTAACACTCCGTAATTAACCATTTTGATACCATCTGCATTGGTAATAACTGCTTCAGGTTGCACCAATTCAACTTCTTGCGCCATAACACCTATAAACTTGCCATGTCCAGCTAAAGGATGGTTTTTAAACTCAGGCTTGTATTCGTATTCGTAAACTGGCAAGCCGTTAGGCAGCCAATATATTTGTTTAATGTTTTCTTTGGTGCGAATGTCTGACATTAATGCTGCACCGCCTAATGAAAACAACCCTTGCATCATGTTATTGCGTTCGGCTGCTTGAGCGTTAAAACCGCCCATTTGGGCGTTATAGTCCATGCCTGTCGCACCTAAAATATCTGCACCACTTGTAGTGGCTTGCTGTGGTGCATTAATAAACGATGGGTTTTGCACCTGTGCGCCAGTACGCAATGCACTTAAAGTATTAAGCGGCATATTGTATTGGGTAAGGGCTTGGTTATAAGCCTGTTGCTGTGCTTGATTGCTTAAACCAGCACCAGCTTGTTGATTTGCAAACATTTGTTGCATTGCAGCGTTGTTTTGTTGCTGCGCTGCCAATTGGTTAGCGTAGTTTTGCTGTAAGGCTTGATTGCTTTGAGCCACATTGCCAAGTTGTGCTTGGTTTTGTCCGAGCATTGCTTGGTTAGCAAATTGACCGCCTTGCAAGGCTTGACCAAACATATTCTGCTGAACATTTTGACCAGCCAATTGTGCTTGTGTAAGTAAGTCATTAGTTTTTTGACCTTGTAGAGCCATAGCACGGTTGTACGCTTCTGTACCAGCAACAATGCCTTGATTGGCTAACTGGGCTTGTAAGCGTTCTTCGCTTTGCTGAATCTGTGGCTGCAAACGCTGATTTAGCAACGCAGTAGCCTTGTCCCAGCCTTCCATGCCTTGATAGTCAAGGCCTGTTTGTAAGGTAGGCGCATTGCCCATGCCTTGTGCTTGACCTGCTTGACCAACTTGGCCTAGCGTTGGGGCTTGACCGCCATACTGAATAGCTGGAGTATTGGGGTTAAATCCACGCCCCATCACATCTTGTACTTGACCTAACTGGGATGTAATTGCAGAACCTAAACCTAGACTAGCAGCATTTTGGTTGTTTAAGAGTTGTTGCCCAACATCAGAAAGACTTGTAGTAGCAGTCCAAGTAGGGTTGCCGTATGGGTCAAAACCACTAACCCTGTAATCAAGGTTTCCATAAGGAGTAACTTGGTTTACACGGTTCGCCGCTGCTGCTGCTCTTGCTGCATCAAGGTTGCCAGCCGCAGTTTCTTGCGCTGCCCCACGATAATCAGGGGGTGGGGGTGCGCTTGGGGGTTTCCCAAATATTAAATTTGTTACTGGACTTAAAAGACCGCCACCGCCACCCATATCATGCTCCTTTTATTGGGGCGTTTATGCCGAGCCATCGACAGTTTTCACGCCACATTGCTAATATAACTAAATCCCCATCTAAATGGGCATCTTCAATATATGCTTTATCAATAAAACCAAGGTGTCGGTCTAATTTTAACGCTTCTTCGTTAGTTGAAGCTACTGCCGCTAGTATAACCTTTACTTTTAGTTTATTAAAGGGGTAATCAAAAGCCGCCCATAACAAATCTTTACTAATCCAGCCGTCTTGAATTGCCGCAACGTGCATACAGCAAGATTTATCTTGTATGTTTGTATAAGCAATTACCGCTTTTACTTCACCGTCTATTTCCTGCCCAATACAAGTGGTATTTTCGTCAAAATTTATGCCCAAAACCCCACTAATCCAAGCCTTTAAATGAGATTGATTATCAGTAATAACCCTACGCAATTACAGTACGCCCCCTCGTTCCATTACATAGTCAGTACTAGCCCAATGGAGTTCAATACCCCTGCTTGCCACATTCAAGTTAATTGATCCTGCAAAGCCTAAACCTGTAACGCCCTGCCAAATTTTAGTGGTAATTAAGCCGCCTGACCAGTTCGCTTGATCCCATTTTGACGCATCCCAAACCCCGTCAGTAAGCGTACTTGGGTTAAATTGCACCTGTCCTAGCTGGGATTGAGTGTCAAAGTCTACGCTTAGACCGCATACGACATTCGGTACACCGCCTGTAGATTGCAGAATAGGTCTTACCATCATAAAACGCTTTAATTGACCTGCGCTGTCAAAATAGCTGTAGGCTTGCTGTGCAGTAGCAGTAATGTTTGTGCCATTGTCTGAATAGCTATCGTAGAAAATACCGACATAGCCATCACCGCCAAAGTGCATATCGGCATTGCCTGAAACTTCCCAACAATAACCTTGAATTCCAGTAAATCTGCCCCAAGATTTTGTAATGGTGTGCATGACATACTGTTCCATTCCCGTGCTGGTAGGAATAGACAAAATAAGCATATTTTCACTAGCAAAGTAGTTAATTTGCCAGCCAAACAGGTCATAATACAGGGTTGCCGCTTGGCTTACAGCGTAATAAATCTTATCGGTAAGGTTTACACGGGGGTCTAGGCGGCTAGATTGCAGGGCAGAAGCTAAAGGTACTAATCCGTCTTGCGTTAATAGCAATAAATCACCTGCAAACTTGTAAAAACATCTACGGCTAAAAGTTTGACCTAATTGCCATACGCCTTTTAACTGCCATGTGTCAGCGTTATCGGGGTCTGTACCGTTATAAACAATAACTTCGCCCATAGAAGTTACAAATACAGCGTAATCGTCTGCGCCTTGACCTGCATCAAGTGTCCAAGTACCCATTGCTTGCAAATAGCCTGAATTACGGGCAATTCCACCAAAATATAAGGGTGAAGCAGGGCCACTAATGGCATCTACATCTAAGTACCAACACGCTAAAGTGTCTTTTTGGGTGAAATAAAGCCTGTTTTTAAACAGGTTTACACCGATAAATGTATTTGAATTTACGCCAGTAATACCGATAGTCGTATATGTACCTACTACCGTAGCATTTGCGGCAGGGGCAGTAGCCATCGTGTAAGTAAATGCACTTGCGCCTGTCACCGTAATGACATAAGTGCCGTTATAGTTGGATTCTGTAGCACCGCTAATAGTGACACGGTTACCTGTTACTAAACCATGTGGAGCAGCGGTTGTTAAAGTAGCCGTTAAATTACCTGCGCCACCCCGTGTAATAGTGCTAATTGTTTGTGCGGTTGTGGTTGTAGCTACATAAAACCAGCGTGTACCGTCATAAATGGTTACAGGATCAACCCCGTTACAAGCTACTAAAAAATGCCCTGCGGTATTGGTTAAATTAACCGATTGCAATTTATCGCTGTTTAAGCCACTAAATACCCGAACTGCTGGGTTTACGGATGTTTCGTATATCTTGTCACCTGCTGCGGCAAATAGCTTGTAACCACCTATTTCCGTATAGTTCATCAAAGTATTGACAGCAGTCGTAATGCCTATTTCATAGCTACCGACTACTGATGCGCTACCGCTAGGTACAGCCGCCATTGTGTAGGTAAATGAAGTGCTATTAACTACGGTAATAGTAAATACACCGTTATATTCAGCAGGGGTGCAGCCTGTAATTGATACCTGTTTGCCTGTTGTTAGTCCATGTGAAGAAGCTGTTGTCAGCGTAGCAGTCGTACTTACACGGGTAATAGTGCTAATCGCTACTACACCCGTAGTCGTAGTTAGCAAGCTAGATTGTGTCCAGCCTTTACGCATCGTTAC